CATTAAATCTTGACTAAAAGGAATATTGACTTGCTGGCTTCTTTCCTCTAAGTCCCTAAATTCGATAACATCCTTTTCATATTCCGTTGCAAAATCATGCCAATAAAAAACAGACTCAAAACCTGTCAAGGTTTCAAGTTTTGCTTTTATTGCCAATAAAATAGCTTTTCTTTTAGCCATCGTCTTTCAAATCTAACTCCGTAAATGCTCCATCCATAATCGGTCGGATTCCGATGATTTCATAGGGATTGCTATCTATGTAAATTAAATCCCCATGATTGGCGGTAGAAACATCGCTGGATTTAGCGGTGGCAAGAATATTTCTCCCTTCTAAACCCAGTTCCGTTTCTAACCCCTCATTGTCAAAAAGAACTAAGATTTCAGCACCTTCAAAAATGGCAACAACGGCTAAATCTTGCAGGTAATAATCAGGGTTGTCGACTATCACTTTCTTCCCCTCTTGTAAGAGCAAGTCCAATATCACCGTGTTTTGTTGTTTTGTCTTCGACAATTAATGCCTTAGCTACCCCGTGATATTCAGCCTGTTGGTCTGTTAGCTCAACAATATCGTTTGGATAATAGCGAACTCCTTCGTGTTCAAGTTCAATTCCTTCCGTGAGTTTATACTTTGGCATTGGACTTAACCTCCTCCACTTGAAGAATGTACAAAGGTAACTCCTTATCACTAAGCTCAACTTCCGAACCCTCGGGGAACGGTTGGGTGCTAGTCCCTAATTGTTTGTGTAACACAAAACCATTTCTTACTATGTATTTAGCCATGATTCTCCTAGGTGGTAATAGCGTCGGTCATTGCAGCGAAACTCTGAGCATATCGTACGGCTACATCCATGGTTTGGAGAGCCCGCACTGCGATATTTCCAGAAGGGTAGTCAGTATCCGAATAAGGATTAACCAAAATTTCCAAAATCCCCCACTCCCCAACAAATAGAGAAGAAAAATCCCCAAAAAGAAGAGCACTTAAATTAGTTCCACTTCCTTTAGTTAGATTGCTGGCTATCTGATTAGAGGTAGAAACTCGATACCCATTCATTGTGCTATCCAGGCCCATCGTCTCCCAAATCGGGTCGCCATTGGTGCCAGAAAATTTCTGCGTCCGTTTGAGTCTTCCTCTGGTTGTCGCGTTGACTAGGTACGAGCAAGTGTTAATATTTGCATTAGCTACAGAAACCGCAGTTTCTAACCCGACAATATGGTCCCAGGTAGGAGCCGCGCCGTTAGTGCCACCAACAACAGACCCAATCCCAGAAGTGTTCAAGATTCCAGTAGGTTGGTTATTCGTCCCTGTCCCCGCAATAGCGGCTAAGTCAATTCCTAGAGCCATTTGAGCCGCAAAATCTCGACGGATAAATTGCTCAATATCAATGGCCGACTGTAATAAAGTTTGCCGAGTAAATTTTGACAAAGCCCCAATAGTCTTGGGTCGCATTCCTATTTGTCTAAATGTCGCTTCGGATTGAGTTAGATTTCCCCCCTCTGATACCCAGTAGGTGGTAGTCACGCCATTCTGAGCAGGAATATCCACATTGCCCTGCAATCCTGAGAGCATTTGCGCCCCAAGGCTAAAAATCACAGCACGATTGCGAAGGGCATCAATAAAATTTTCTGCTAGGAGATTTGTTTCTACAGTGAATCCGCCCGTTGTCGTTGTACCAGTGGCATACGTTGCCCTTTCTCCGTAGATTTTAAGGTCGCGGACTGGCATAAAAAACCCGTTACCATTGGGGGGTTTTTTTGACCTAGCAATAAGCTCTTGAGAGCATTCTCGTTCAAACCCCGCCTTGCTCCAATCCCCAGTAAGGCAAGCGTTAATAGCTCGGAGCATTGAGTAGGATTTATTCTCTTTTTCAGAGAACCCCAACGGGGCGACAGCCGCTATAGGGGTTTGAGGCTGTGCCGTAACAATGCCAAGATAAGCACTTCTAGCAGCTTCAATTGTTGCTCCGTCGTCAATTAATTTTTGAGCTAATTCTTTTTGCCCGTAGGTATTTGCTAGTTCGTGAATTGAAGCGATTCGCTTTGATTCTTCTTGTCTAAATTCAGTAATTTCCATTTTTCTGCCATTATTTTCCGTATCTTCCAAATTATTCTCAGACAAGTCGAGTGACCTACCAATCCCTACGGAAGCATCTTGAGGGACAGATACCAGGCTAATTTCTAGGGGAGTCCAAGAGCAGTAATAAGCATATTCCTCTTCTCCTTCTCCTGTTTTTACTTCCCTCACATCGTCGATCATGTAAGCAAAGCTCACATTAGTGCAGATGCCATCTGCTACATCCTGCTTGTAATCTTCAATAGACGATTTTTTGCTCCATCGGACTTTACAATAGCCTCTTTTATCTTCTCCTATATTTACCGATTCCACTCTCCCTAAAACCACATTGCGGTCGTGGTTCCAAAGAAAATTCATGGTTGCAGCCCGTTCTAGATTTACGGAAGACGGGTCATGGGAGAGGATTTCTGTTCCCCACCAACGCTCAACGGGAAGCTCCGAAGAAAAAGAAAATTCCATAATATCGGAATCTTCTTGCGCTCTTTCAAACTTAATATTTTCAATAGCAACGGTACGAGTATTTTTACCCTTGATTTTATTTTTATCCATAAAAATAGCAATGATAGAAAGAGGTCAATTTTCCCTAAAAATAACCTCAGACACCCGACGCATCTGCTTCGTTTTAGCCCACTCTTTCGCTGTTTGGATGATTGGCTCTGGTTTTTCGGTTAGCCCTAGGTTTTCTTTTAATATTTTCTCCTGTGCTTTTTCTGCAAGAACTTCCTCAATATCGCGTCCTGTTTCTGCAATAACTTGGGTCAAAGACATAACACCCTCATTAATGGCCGTCACTTTGGCAGAAATGTCTTTATTTGGGTCAACCCAATCCCATCGGCGGGGAACGAATTTGGGGCAACAATAATATTCTTTGGAAAGCTCAAAATCTTTTAGTTTCAATTCCCCGCTTAAAACAGCCATTTGTAACCAAATTTTATATAGGGGTTTCCTAAAACTCCTGATATACCACCCTTGGAGCTTCTTATAAGCTTCCCTTTCGGCTAGGATTGCTTGCCTTGCAGAGGAGTAATTTACATCAGAGAAATTCCTGCTTAACGATTCGTAGCTGATATTTAACCCAGCAGCGATTCCTCGCAACATCATTTTTACAAAAGGGTCAAATTGCTGCCCGGGGCTTGTCGGTTGGAAACCTTGGAATTGTTGCCCCGGTTGCAACTGAAAGATTTCTCCAGGGGAAAAGTCTGAAACTATTTGCCCAGTTTCATCTTCTTGCCCCATGACATTAGGCTCTGGGGTTTGCAAGAAACCCATAAAAGAGGCCTGACCACGGGCTTTAATCAGCTCTGCTTCTTCAAATCCTGATAGGTGTTTTGAACGTAGCAGGGAACTGGCTAACCAAGGCACCCCCCTAGTCTGTCCCACCCTATCGAAAAGGTAGAGGTGGAAGATTTGATTAGCAGGAACCCGAAGCAACTGCCCATGTTTAAAACTACTTTGGAATTGATAATCGCCCGGGTGGTTTTGGTAAAGGTGGTAAGCTACGGCTCTATTCCACTCGTCTAGCTCTACCCCCATCTTGACCATGTTCCCCGCCAAATTCTGAATTGAATAATCGTCACAAAGCTGGTCCGCTTCTATCAATTCAAGCGAAAAGGGGATATCGCTATCCCCAAAAGGCTGGCCAATAATTCTGATTAAAACTTCTCCTGATTCTATCAAAGATTTAAATATTAAAGCCTCCATCTCAGGAAAGGCAAGCTTTTCCCGAACATCACAGCCAGACTCCGCCCATTCGTCCCAAACCGCCTCAATTTGAGTATTGACCTTCCTCTCTAATTCCCCCTTTCGGTTTTTCACCTGACTCTGAAACCCAATCCCAGAATCTCCCACCACATTATCGACAATGGTATTAACTGCCCCCTTCATGTAATCGTTATTACGAATTAAATCCCTGCTTCGATTTCTCAGTGCTCTGCTGGCTGTGTAAATTTCACTATCGGCTGAGGTGCTACCCGCGCCAATCCAATCGCTGGTAAGCCTTGAAAAACTTGCCCCCGCGTAACTCCGAGCAGGTACAGGTGTAGGTGTTGGTTTCGGCTTTCTTTTTCCCATTTTATCTAAACCTAATTCTAATTCGTGACGGGTCGGGCAAGCCGTTAGCTATAGCTTGTTTTCGCTTTTCATTTGAAATTTGCCATTTTAGCTTATCTTCCAATTTTATCAGTTCTTGCAAATCTACCCTAGTTACTTCGCGGTCTTTTATTTTATAAGCTTGCCCTTGCAAGACTAGCTTAATTGCAGTTTTGACCAAAATTAAAAGCTCCTCGGCTTCGGTATCTTCACTAAAAATTAAATTTCCTAAACTTGCCATAATTCGTTAATCTCCGATTAGTGGTGGTCTGTTAGCGTAGGGGTGATTGGCACCAAGCAATGACTGGACTCCATATTCCCAAGCCATCCAGCCTTCGGCAAGAAGGTAGTTAGGCGAGCCGATGATATCACCTATCGCCAGAATCGCATAGATTGAACCTAAAAAGGGGAAGGTCGTTTGTGGTCTGGAATATCCAACAGCGAACACAGTAGTTGCTGT